AAAATCGCGCTTAATTCATCGCAATTTTTAATAATAGACTCTGCCGACTCTCGCAACTTTTGGAGAGTTTCGATTTTATACACATTATTCATTTGACACCTCCGCTTAAATATGAAAATGTTTAGATTCGACATAAGCCTCATTTATAACGCTTATATTGTCGATTTTCACGGGGTCGCAACCGCAATCACCGCAAAATACTTCCAAAGCAATATCCGCCATTATGCTAACATTGCCTTTTTTGTCATATTCAAGGTGTCCGCCCTGCAAATATTCACTTATTTGCCAATCGCGCTCCGCGCCACATTCGCAATCCATTTTAATCCCGCTTGGTATTTCGCTCTTAAAGATACATTCGCAAATATCCGCAGTTTCTTTGGAATATTCTCTTTTAATATATTCCAAATCCGCTTCGCTTAAATACCTACTTGGAACGCCACAACCATAATCGCCATCGAGTCTATCTATTATACCCGCGCCTTTAAATTTAAATGCCATTTTTTGTCCTTTTAAGTTAAATTCAAAAGACTTTCGCCTTTTGTTATTGCAATAATCGTATAATTTTTTAAAAAAGTCAAGTAAAGTTTAATATTTTTTTTAAAATTTTTTTTGCATAGTTACAAAAAGTTACAAAAATTATGCTATAATTGCGCTTATCATTAAAAGGATTTGCATTTTGGCAAATAAACAAACCGAACTTGCCATTCAATTAACACTAGACAACGCGCAATTAAAGCAAGGATTAGCGCAAACACAATCCACACTATCACAATTCGCGCAAACTGCTAAAAAGCTATTCACTGCATATTTAGGCTACTCTGCGATAAAAAGCACGATTCAAGCATTCCAAGATTTTAATATGCAAATCGCAAACGCACAAGCCCTTTTAGGCGGTAGCGCAAGTGAATTAAGTGCGATGACAAACGCTTTAAAGCGATTTGGTGGCGATACAAACACGGCTATCGGCGCGATTAAAACAATGCAAGGGCATTTAAATGAGCTAAAATTCGGCAGTGGCGCACTTATTACATTAGCGCAAAAATACGGCATTACATTAAATGCGTATTCAAAGCCCGATAAAGCCCTTTTATCACTTGCGAAACGAATGCAAGGCTTTAATAGGGAGACAAAAGTCGCTATTATGCAAACTTTAGGGCTCGACGAGTCTATGCAACGCGCCTTTATGGACGGCGGAGTCGAATTAGAGAGATTGATTCGCAAACAAAGGGCTTTAGGCACTGCAACTGAAGCGGATTTGAAAATTTCACAAGATTTTAATAATGCGATTTTGGATTTAAAAGATATTTTTAGCGCATTAGCGCGTGAAATGTTGCGCGGGATTATGCCCTTGCTTAAAGGCTTTGTAGATTTGCTTTATAAGTTTGTAGAAATAATCCGCAAACACAAAGTTTTTGTGGGCGCGTTTTTTGCGGGACTTGTAGTTGCGATGACACCGCTTCTGCTTATGTTTGCAAAAATGGCAATCGCCTCCGCTGTGGCATTCGCGCCGTTTTATGCAATCGGTGCGGTTATAACCGCGATTGCGCTTATTTTTGAGGACTTATATGGCTATTTTATGGGCTGGGATAGCGCGACAGGCGAACTTATTAAAAAATATCCCGCACTTAAAAAGGCGATTGAACCCTTGCGCCCTATTATTTTGGGACTCGTGCAGATGTTTAAAAACTTTGTTGGATTTTTAAAAGACCCATCTTGGCAAAGTTTTAAAAACATTTTTGCGCCTATGATAGACGGCATAAAGGACGATTATGAAGTTACTATCACTTGGCTTAAAGAGAAAATAGGCGAGTTTTGGGATTGGCTAACAAAGCCATTTAAGGACTTTGCAGACAATTTAAGTTTGGCGTGGCAGTTTATCAAAGATGATTTTAGCGCGATGATAAATTTTATTAAAAGCGGTTTGGATTGGATAGTTAGCATTTTTGATTCGATTGGCAATAAAATCAAAGGGATTGGCGAATTTGTTGGCAAATTTTTTGGCAAAAATGATATTTCGCTAACACAAGCCCCCGCGATTCCGTCTAGTGTGGCAAATAATAGCAATGTTACGATTAGTAACAATGTAAATCAAAATTTTACTACAAACGCGACAGCAGGGCAGATTCAAAATGCTACACAAAACGCGCTTACAAGCAGTGTAATAGCGCAACGCCAAAATATAGGGGGACGCTAAAAATGGCTTTGACATTAGCAATAAACGCAGTTGGCACGGCATTAACCTTTTTTAATCAAATCGAAATCCGCACACAAAAGGCATTAAATGATTTGCCTTGCAAAGTTACTGAAATAAACGAAACACAAGATTATGGTATGCCACAATTTCCTATTGAATCGGGCGAATATCGTGGCGATACAATCTACAAACTACCTTTAAAAGTAAATGCGCGACTTTTTGTAGAAGGCTACGAAATCGAGGACTTTGAAAATATGCTAAACGATATGCAAAGCTCGGAGGATTTTATCGAAATCAAAAGCCTAAATGGTAAAAAATACGATAATCTTAAAATGCTATCGTGGGCGCGGGACACCACAAGCCAAATGATTGGCGCATATTATTACAATGTCAGTTTTCAAAGAATGATTTTAGTGGGCGCATTGGCAGGTTTGGCAAAGGTTTCAAGTGGCGGATTAGCAAAAAGCAAGGACACGGGCAATAAGCAACCACAAGAGAAAAAAGCGACACTAGCCTTTAAAGGCGGAAAATTTACAGGACTTATAAAATGAAAACACCTTTAATTGACAGCGTGTCCGCGCTTTATGAAATCGAATTAAGTGCCGAGCCAAATCAAAATTTTAGCACCACAATCGATAGCGCAAATTTTGATATTTCGATTCAAACTTTTGCAGATGATAAAACTACGATTAGTATAAGCAAAGACGGCGTTATGGTTTGCAATAACGCGCCCATCACAATCCTAAACGCAAATTTGTTATTTTATAGCAATCACAATACGGGGGGCTTCTTTTTTGCAAGTGAGGACGATTCTTTGCGCGAAATTACATATAAAAATTTAGGCAACGAGGTTAAGCTATACTATGGCTATTTTTAAGCGGTCGTGGCGTTTATCTATCGAAATCGATGGCAAAGTTAAAACTTACCAAGAGTTAAAAAATGATGATATATCACTAAAAATCGACTTTGATATTACTAGCAAAGTCTCTAATTATAGCGAGGGCAATATCACAATCTATAATCTGTCCCGTGATGATATGTATTTTTTATCATCGTGTGCGCGGATTAGCGCAAATGGTGGCGTTTTTAAGCAAAATAAAATACAATTAGAATGTGGCTATAATGGCGAATTAGGGCTTATTTTAAGTGGAAATATCTTTGAATGCAGTGCGGATTTTACAAGCCCTGATAAAAAGCTAAATATCAAAGCACAGGGCAATTTGACTAAAAACTTCACGGGCGATTTAAGCGTGTCGCTAAATGGTAATGTGGATTTAAAAGATATTTGCCAAGAACTTACTATAAAGCAAAAGCTAATTTTAGAGTATGACAAAGCAATAAAGCCTATTTCACAAGCGGGATATAGTTTTTTAGGAACGCCCAAGCAAATGGTAAATGAACTGCGAAAATCATTTAAAGATTTGTGGTTTTATTTTAGCGAGGATGGCGAAACGCTTAAAGTCCAGCCCAAAGAGAATGCCACGATTAAAAATCCGCAAAAATTAAGCGCGGACACGGGATTAGTAGGAACGCCCACGCCAACGCAATACGGCATAAAAGCAACTTCGCTTTTAAATAACAATTTCAAAGCGGGGAGCTGGGTAACGCTAGAATCTAGCAGAATCTCACAATACAATCGCACATATTACATACGCGAAGTAAAGCATAAAGGCACGAATCAAGGCAACGAATGGTATTCAATACTAGATTTAAGTTTAAATGTTATGAAAGCGTGAAAATATGTTACAATTCGTTACAAATTTAAGGATTTACGATGAGCTATAAGCCGATAGATACAAGCGCAGATGAGAACGATTTGGGCTTGGCAATTCAAAATTTAATCCAAGAGAATATCAAAGCCCTAAATACTTGCTTTTTAGCTAAAATCGTGGCTATAAATGGCAATAAAGTAAGTATTTCGCAAGTGATAAAAAGTGAAAATGAATCTGAAGTGATTGTAAATGATTGCCTTGTGGCGTTTCCTTTTAGCAGTGTTTGGCAGATTCAATACGCGCTAAAAGCTGGGGACATAGGCATTGCGATTGTAATAAATAAAGATATTAGTGGCTATAAGCAGGGGGGCGCGGAATGCGTGGCTATAACTTCGCGCTATAAAGATTTAAACGATAGCATTTTTATCCCACTCTCGCTTTTTAAAACTTTGCCAAATGATAGCGTGGATTTTACGATTAAGGGCGAATCGGACGAGCTTACCTTTAAAAAGGGCGAATTGCTTATACAATGCGCTAAAAAAGCAGATTTTAAGGCGCAAAATGAGTTTAAATTAGAATCGCAACAATCCACAATCGAATCCCCTGCGATTATGCTAAATGGTAATGTAACGATTGGCGGTAATTTAGCTATGGGGAGCGCAAGTGGTGGCGGTGCTGGGGGCATTTCAAGCGGTGGCGAACCTTTAAGCGCGGGTAATGATAGCGGAACGCTGGGCGCGTGTTTTGACGCGGTTTTTAGCGCGATGGATTTATTGGCTTCGGGTATGAAAGGAAGCGGGACTGAACCGAGCGCGTATAAAGGGGGCGCGGAGGCTTTAAAGCAACAAATTAAGGGGATTGTCAAATGACTACATTTAAGCTAGATTCAAATAATAATTTAGAATTTGAATCAAATTTTGAAACTTTAAGCGGAAGCGAGGCTTTAATCCAAGATATTCGCAATCTTTTGCTTATGTTTAAGGGCGAAAATCCCTTTGATACAAGCGAGGGCATAGATTATTATAATCTTATGCAAAAAGGGGATTTAAGCGCGATTAAAAGCGCGATTGTGGATAGAATAAAAGCCGATTCGCGTGTAAAAACGATTCAAAATGTTACAATTAGTAACAATAAAGGTAATTTAGATTTATCTTTGCAAATCTTAACAAGTTGGGGAGAATTAGTAAATGTCTAATATAGAAAATGCACTGCTAAACGATAGCAATCTTTGGAAATTCGACCGCGAGACAAAAAGCATAAAATTTGCTTATGCTGATGAGATTTTAAGCGATTACCAAGCACTTTTTAAAAGTGTATTTCCAAATCTTAATTTAGATTCAAGCACACCGCAGGGACAGCTTATAAGCGGACTTGCGCTTAAAGATAGCCAAGTGATTGCGCTTTTAACAAGCATAATAAATTCATTTTACTTCGGCGGGACGGGCATTTCACTAGATTTGTGGGCGTGGAATTTGTTTAGAATCACGCGCAAAGAGGGCGTGAATAGCCAAGCGGTGATTCGTGTAAGTGGCGTTGCAAATACGCAAATTCCCGCTGATTTTAAGGTAAGCGATGGCACACACCGCTACACAATCCAAAACGCCGTTAAAATAGGGCGTGAGGGCTATATCGATACGCTTTTTATTGCAGATGAGCTAAACGATTTTCAAGCCCCCGCAAACACAATCACGCAGATTGTGAATGTAAAAATAGGGATTGAACGCGTTACAAATCCAAATCAAGCGACTGCGCCGATTTTGCAAGAGACGGATACGCAATTATTTCAAAGGTGCGTGGATTTTGGTAGTATAGCCACAAATGCTTCATTTAAAAGCATTTTGGCAAATGTCGCAAATGTAAGTGGCGTTACGAAAATAAATGGGATTGAAAACTACACAAGCGAGGCTTTAACTACACAAGGACTGACTTTGCCAAGCCACTCTTTTAGCTTAATCGTAAAGGGCGGAAATGATGATGATATAGCACACGCGATATACGATTCACGCGCTACGGGCGCGGGTATGAACGGCGATATTGAAAAAGATATTATGCTTGGCAATGAAATTTACAAATACAAATTTTCGCGCCCGACTTTAAAAACGCTAAAATGTGCCGTGATTATCACAAACAAGGGGCTTATAGACGCGAATTTTAAAGAGTTTGTTAAGAATGCCGTTGCAAACTACATAAACGCTTTACAAATCGGCGCGTTACTCACACAGCCAAATTTGGCAAATTCAGTTAAAAATCAAATAAGCGGATTTGAAATTGTGGATATAAAAATCGGCGCAAAGGACGGCGATTTAAGTTACAATTTCATACAAGCCAAAGGAAACGAGGAGTTTTATATCGCAAATGACGATATAAGCGTGGAGTTGCAAAGTGAATAACATAGAAAACGCGCTTAAAGCGCAAGGCGAGGGCTTTGATAAAATCATAGCGCAAATACAAGCGCAATATAGGGGAACGAATATCGAAAAATTACTACAAGGCATAATCGATATTCAAAAAAAATACATTTTAGGCGCAATGCAAAGTCTAGTTTTGCATAATTTTAGCTTAAACACTGCCAAAGGCGATGGGCTTGATTTATGGGGATTTTTGCTTGGATTTCATCGCTATGTGCTAATCGATGAAGTTTCAGGGCTTTATTACAATTTAAAAGACGATGAATTTCGCACGATTCTAATGTGCTTATACCAAAAGCAATTTATAAATGCTAATATTGCAAGTATAAACGATTTTGCAAATAGTGTTTTAGGCAGTTTCGCAGAAGTTTCAGTGCAGGACACCACTGATATGAGCTATCAAATCTTTACATTTAATAAGCGATTGCCCGAGTGGCTTAAATTTTGCCTTGAAAATAAAGATATTTTACCGCGCCCCGCGTGTGTAGGGCTTAAAGTAAGCGAGACTACTTATAGTTGGTTTGGCTTTGCGCCCGATGATAGCGACAAAGATACGAATCCAGAGGCTTATAATGCGCGAGTTGAGTGGTTTAAGCAAAATGTAGGCAATTTCAATACAAGCATATTTAAGGATATTACAAGTTGGGAGGATTACCAAAAACGCCTCGCTTGGTTTAAAGAAAACATAGGCAATTTTGATAATTCAATTTTTGAGAAAGTGGGCGAGGGCGAGTTTGTATTTGGCTTTGCGCCCGAACGAGAATAATGCAAATAAATCAAATCTTATGCGCTGATTGCATAAGCGCGATGGCGACTCTGCCAAATGATTGTGTAGATTTTACACTGACAGACATACCATATAATGCCGTGAATCTAAAAGAAAATAAAAGGGCGTCCGCATTAAGAAAATTAGGCAAAGGTAAAGCTGATATACTTACCTTTGATTTGCAAACATTTTTAAGCGCGGTTTATCGCGTTACAAAAAACAATATTGCGATTTTTTGTGGCAAAGAACAATTTAGCGAAATTTTTGCATTTTTTGCTAATAAAAAAGGCACGACTCGCCCTATTATTTGGCAAAAAACAAATCCCCCCCCCCTTAACGCGCAATACACTTATTTAAGCGGGATTGAAATGGCAGTTTGGCATAAAAAATCAAAATCAAAGGTATTTAATGCCTTTTATAAAAATAGCGTTTTTTGCTATCCTTGCGGAACTAGCAAGATTCACCCCACTGAAAAAAATCACGCGCTTTTAGCAGATTTGATTAAGGACAATACAAACGAGGGCGACATTGTATTCGACCCTTGCGCTGGGAGCGGAGCGCATTGTTTGGTAGCTAAAAATTTAAATCGCAGATTTTTAGGCTTTGAATTAGACAAAGATTTTGCAAATAAAGCGCAAAAGCGACTTTTGGATTTATTAAGCGCAATATAGCTAAAAATGTTACTTTTTGTAATTTTTTGCTATAATTTCACATTATTTTAAGGAGCTAAAAATGGCACAAGATTTCGATAAGCCATTCGCCGACACGGGCGATAGGCAAGATATACCTGCGGATGCGCAAAGTGATAACACTTTGAGTTGGGACAAGGGATTCACGCTAAAATATAGCATAATCCCGCAGCAAGAGGGCGGAGAGTTTATCCCGCGCAAATCGTTTAATCAAATCATTTATATGATTTCAAGTAAGATTTTAGGGCTTTTGCAAGATTTCAAAGGCACTAAAATTTCATTTGCAACGGCAGAGGCGTTAGAGAGTATAAAAATTGGCACAAATCCAAAAACGCCAAACATAACGCTTAACGCAACGGGCGATTCTACAATCACAACGCCCGATGTCGAAGCTGAGGGCAAACAAATCGTAAATGCTGAATGGGTTAGAAACTATGCTGACAAGGTAGA